AGATGTACTGCAGGTATAACGGCGTCAAGGACATCGTGGCGAACACCACCATCGTCTACCTCTTGGACTGCCAGGATATATATGTAAACGTACCCGAGAACTCCTTCCCTCAAGTATATTTAAGTAAATCGAGCCGAGATGTTTGTCTTCACGTAGGCAAGGGAGCCCGCCTGAACCTCACGGTTTATGGCGGTGCTTCTTACCATCTCGACGGGGATACTTCGAAGGTGAAAATCGAAAACAGATAGGAGGCGGATATATGACACTTACGTTAATACTTGTTATAGTGACGATACTAAGCTGTATAGCCACCATCTGCGCAGCAGCGGCGTATGCGGCTTTGTGTGAAGAGTTCAAAGACAACAGAAATGAAAAAGAAGAGGTCGTCAGACTCATGATGCGCTCCTTTGGGACTTTCGTTATCTCATTCGTTTTACTAATCATCAAACTGATATTCTGATATGGCGGACATCGAAGACATTGATTTCAGCGCATTGGTGGAAGATACCGAGCCCGAGGGACGCATCCGCAATATGAAGGTGTTCGACGGCAAGGAATACTACTTAACCGTCAGGCTGAGCGACCTTGTCGGAGCGACCATCATAGAGCACGAGGATGAAGACACGGGCAAGCCGTGCAGGGGCGTTTTTCTGCCTTTTAAAGACGCAGGCTTGACAGTGACGCCAAAGAAGAACGTCCTGCTCGTGTGCAAGGCTGAACTCGCTCAGTTGGCTACGAAGAAATACACGCACCTGCTCACTCAGATAACGGAACGTGAGGTTTGGCGGGAGCGAAACAGGCTGGGGTTCAAGCAAGGCTTCATAGGCTTTATGAGACCCGCAGAAAAGAAAAAGAAATTCTAAAAGACATATATATTATGAAGGAAAGGAGAATAGGAGAGACGTTCGCACATTACAAGCTCGGCACGCTGCGAGTGGTGGAGGAGTCGGGAGACTACGCCTGCCAAGGATGCGTGTTCGACACGCCTCAGAAGTGCACCAACGATATGGAGAAGCGGGCGACCGGCAACTGTTCGGCTGAGGACCGCTCGGACAACAAAGGAGTGATATTCGTAAAAGTGAAATAACTATGGCGAAAGAAAACAGAATAATGGAAATGTTCAACGCTTGGATTGAGGTCAAACACCCGAGAGCGGGGGCAAAATTAAGAGACATGCTCTTTGACGCATATCTGTACGGTATCGGGGCATCAGACAGTTTAAACGAAAAGAAATAATATGATTAAGACAGACGAAACAGGAAGATGCACGCTTTCATTCGAGAGCGTCGGAGTCATCAGGAGACTGCCTGTGACACGTTATGGTACATCCAAACACGGACACGAGTGGTCTATGCAGAACGTACAGCTCGAAGTCACAGAAGAGGAAGCGGATGGCTCTGTACCGATTTGGCTCACCGCTTGGGACGAAGAGCTGATAGAGACGCTGAACCGCATTGGCTTGAACAAAAAGGTTAAGGTGGAATACCACATAGACTCAAGAGACTATCTCGACGGCGGCAGGACATCACTCATACTCGATAGCGTTGGCGGTTTAACGGACGGAGAAGATTTTCTGTACGGAACAAAGAAAAAGGAGAAATAACATGGAAATCATCAAACAAGGCAACACCGCAGCAAAGAAATACAAGATGGTCTGCAACAGATGCGGCTGCGAGGCGATTTACGAAGAGAACGAACTGCACTTCGACCAAAGAGACGGTGATTACGTCGTCTGCCCTTGCTGTGGCTTGTATGTGTGCCATTACAAACAAAATCTAATTGTCTGAGATATGAAAGCGAAAGAACAAGAAACGTACAACAGGGCTCGCTATCTTCTAATGAGCCGCTTACTTTACAGCCATCTGCGAATGAACGTAGATTTTCACACAAGCAAAGACCCGACATTTGTGTTCGGGCTGAGTAATCCTGTGCCAGAGGGAGCATTGGTTGTGCCTTTTGCGATTACCGACCCGAAGGAGTGGTATATGGGATGGTATCGTGGCAAGCAGGATGGTTACGACCTGATTGAGAGCATAGAGACGCATCGGATATGCCGCTTTTATAACTGCGGTTATGTATGGTTAGACGACAAGCGTTTTGTAGAGAATCCAATGTATCGCTATTCCGATAGACAGTACGAAATGATGGAAACAATAAAGCGACGTGTGGCAAGGCATAACTATTGGTTCGCGGTTGGCCATCCGACGTTCCATGATGACGGAAGTATCGACGTACCTATCAGAAAGAAGTTTACGGATGACTTCTACACGAAGACATACAAAAACCTACGAAGTTGCACCATAGCGGCATTAGACAAGCATTGTATGGAGTGCAACGAAATGTCAAATAGCAAGAAAGAGCAGGAAAAAGAGAAAACAGATAAGGAGTAATGACGATGACAGGAATAGAAATGGAGGTAATATTATGACAAGAAAAGAATTTATCAAAAAGTATTGTTGGGCACCGACATCAGCCCAAAACTGTCACCAAATCACATGGGATTTATTGGAAGACATCCAAGAAACACTTGAAAACGAAGAAATAACTTACGATGATGCAGCGGGAGCTATTCTTTACGACATCGACAATCTGCTCGAAGTTGTGGACAAAAATTTACCTGATTATAAGTTTTTGTTACAGCTCAAGTATGATTTAGCACCTGAATCATTGACTGAAAACGAGAAAAAGGCGAGAAATGAAAGATAAAGACGAAATAGAATACATCGTGGACCTTGATTCGAGAGAAAAGGACTGCATAGCCCTGAGAGTGAAGGCAACCATCATCTTCGCATACCCTGTCTGCAAGGAAGTGTTGGAATACAACCCAAAAGTCATCACAAAGACAGGACAGGTCGTCAAGAACGTCAAACCCGCCAAACGTGATGGAGAGAACATCCTTGTGGGAGAAATCGACGGAGAACGCCTTATTTGGGGCGAAAACGGCATTTGCCAAGGCGACAAGGACAACGAACTCAATCTTTTCGTGCCTGAACGCTACTTCGACAAGCGTTGGCGTGACAAAATCAAGATGAGCAATGGAGAGTGGGCGTTACGCTACCAACGCCAACATCCGACAGTCGCAATACCCGACCGAAATAACTCAAGACCTTGGGGGAAATGAGGCAGGACGGTCGGGCATCTTTTGAAAAACATTAAACACTATTATATATGAGCGACCTTGACAAAAAAGTGAATCAAGCAATCAAACTCCTCAAAATCGCCGAGGAAGATGCGTCCAATAGGGGGGGGGGCAAGTTATTGATATTCAATCGTTTAACAAAACAGAACACTTCAAGATTGGCACCCTCGAACTTTGTTATAGCGGCGGCAAAGACTCTGACGTGATACTGCATCTCGCAAATATGGCGGGTATTAAATATCAAGCCATTTACAAAAACACGACAATCGACCCGCCCGGCACAGAAAAACACGCAAGAGACAACAATTGTATTGTTGCGAAACCTCAAAAGACGTTCTTTGAACTCATAGCATCCAACGGGCTTCCGTCAAGATTCTCAAGATTCTGTTGCAGCAAACTGAAGGAATACAAAATCGGAGAGGTCGCCATATACGGCATCAGGCGTGATGAAAGTGCAAAGCGTGCGGAAAGATATAAAGAGCCCAACTTCTGCCGAGTGTATTCCAAGAAAGAAAAGACTCACGTGTGGCTGCCGATATTGGAATGGACTAAAGATGATGTGGCTGAGTTTGTAAATTCAGAAGGCATCAAATGTCACGAGCTTTATTACGACGATTGCGGACGGTTTCACGCAGAGAGAAGATTGGGATGTATCGGATGCCCGTTGCAGTCACGCAAACACAGATTGGAAGAGTTTAAAACATATCCCAAATTCTTGCGCAGATGGGTCATACAGGCGCAAAAGTTCGTAGAGACACACATGGATAGCCCCAATATTCAAAGATTCAACAGCGGTGCAAATATGATGTTCTTCCAATTGTTCTGTGATAACATGGAACAATATAATCTAAAGACCAAAGGAATGTTCGGAGACCTTGACTGCAAGCAGTACCTCGAAGACTACTTCAAAATAGACTTACCATAAAAACAGCGGGGGCTGACGGTTAATTCCGCCAGCCCTTACGCTTACAATAAGATAATTGATTTTATGGAAAAAGAATGCCTCTCCTATTCTTCAGCAGGACCCGTAGTGTTCTTGCTGTACTGAGATTCTATCTCTTTGGTCTTACGAGTTTTTTCGAGTTCCCTCTCCATGAGCTCCTGCTCCTCCTTCTTAATCCTCTCGACCTCATCAGGACGTGAGATAGTGTTCATTTCCACACTTGTCTTCTGTGACAAGATGCCTGCATTCTTCATCGTTGCAAGAGCCTGATTATATTCGGCTTCGCTGTACGGCTGCCAAATGTCGAAGCTCGCATTGATGTTCAGACCTTCCAAGACCTTGATGTCCTCCTCGGGGAAGAGATTCTTGTTGCGGAACTCCATAGCCAAGCCCTGTTTGAACAGGCGCACCATCTTGTCGGCGACATTCTGCCATTCCACAATGCCGTTCTTAGCCGTCTGAATGTCCAAAGACTGCGTCATCTGAACAGCCACGCCCGACGTGTCACTCGAAGTGTGGATATCCTTCGGCAGAATGAAAGTTGTGCCCGACGCTATCTGAATGCGCTCAAAGATGTTGTCCAAGGTGTCTATCATGTTCTGCGGCGCAGGAGGCTCCAAGAACTTGGCGTCACCCTTGCCCTCATAACTCACGTCGTTAAGCACTATGTTGCCCGCAATCTTCTGAGCGTTCTTGTCGATGCGGCCTTTGACGTAGAGCATACCCCATCCCCATTTGCGCTGAAGCACTTGGAATATGTTGTACAGTATCTCGTAGCTCTCGTCCAACGACTGCGTACCCTCCCAAGCCACGTCGGTGCGCTTGGTGATGAGAGGTATCTCCTTGAAGCCGTGACCGTCGTTGAAACGCTCCAAGGTCCAATTGCCCTTCTTGTCTCTAGTCCAACGGTAGAAGAGCTTGTCGTCCCAACAGTCGATGTATGTCATATCCTCCACCTCGTAGTAGACAGCCTCCAAGAGTCGGTCTCCGTTTTGGTCGTTGTGCGAGCAGATGACATAGCCGTCGGCATACGATATGATACGTGAGCGGCATTCGCCACGTCTGTCCATATAGTACAGCAAGCCTGCGTCGCCGTAGGACTTGGCGGTGGCGACCATCTTGACCTTCATGCCGTCTTGGTTCCTGAGGTCCCAATAGTTCTTGAACACGACGAACATCTCCTGCTGCTTGTCCGTCGGTTTCTTGTCCGACAGGGTGAACTTCATCGGGTTTGACGCCATGTGGAGCGTCTGTTTCTCCATGATGCTGCGCTGTATCGGCACGGCGGTCTTGACGAAGTTCATCTCCGAGTAGTCGCCGTCCTTGTAATGCGCTGCGATGGCGGGGATGTTGTTGTCAAAGAGCACCTTGTGCATGTCGGGGTCTAACTCGGCGATGTAGGTGTCCTGCGATATGACGTGTCTCTTGACACGTGAGAGCTGCGCCCTGACCTTGCCTCCGACATACACGTCGGGCAAATCCAAGTCAAGGGAACTCATCTCAGCCCCTCTCGTGAAGGGCTTTCTCTCAAGCAGACGGTTAGGGTCTGTCAATAAGAATTCTATCTGTTCCTGTGTCGTCATAATTTATTGTTTTTCGATTAAACCATATTCTTCCATTAGTTCTTCTTTTGTTGGCTTGTAGATTTCCCTGCCGCACTCGCATACTGCGTTGAACTTGCGCAGCACCTGAATGACTCTTTCCTGCTGTTCCTCTTGGATGTTGAACTTGTCATTCAGTTTTACACGGATGTCCGCCATAATCTTCAAGCCGTCCTTGGCTTCTATCAGATTCGCATCCAAAGCCTCCTGTGTCTTTTTGAGCAAAGCCGCCATCTCACGCTTGTTCTCTTCCCAAGAGAGCTCGCTGTCGGACAATTCCTGCGCCTTGATATGTCCTTGTAGTTTGAGATAATCCTCAATCTCCTTTCGTTCGGGTGCCGAGACATAGGACTCGAACCCCTCGTTTCCGAACAGGCATTGATATGCCGTCACATCGTTCTCGAACATTTTGCGCAACAAGGCGAAGGCTATGTCACGGACACGTATCTGCTTGCCCTGTTTCTTGAAATATTCAATCGCATCTTTTAATTCGTCGTTTGTCATTTTAATATCCTCCATAACAGACGCCGAAAGTGGCGTCGTTGTAAATGTTCACTCTATTACCGTTATTAAGGTCGTCCTCATACTCCGCCGCACGGACACGCCCCGTCTCCAACTCGAAACCGTCGGCTATCTCCAACAAAGGCATCATACGCATGGCGCAAATGTCCATCAAGTCCATCGAACGCCCGTGACCGAGATTTTTATTCATTTCTTTTTTTGTCATCAGACGTTTCTTGCCGTTCGGAGCGTCAACATACTGTATGACTTTGGCTTCCTCGATAAACTCCTCCTGTACCGTAATGTTATTCTTCAAGTTCTGATGCACGTAAGTCCTTTTGCCAATTGACTCATCGCAGGAGATGAAGCGGTTTTTGATGAGAAATATCAATTTGCCGTAGCAACAGTCCTTGAGACGCATGTATTCAGGCGCATGACCGCCCATAGGAGCCCTGTAGGACTCGAACGGTATCGCCTCGGGTATCCAATCGTTGATATAAATGCCCGCCCTTATAGCGTCGAAAATGAGGTGACTGAACGGTATGCCGTTTCTGATACAGAAAGCCTTTGCATGGTCGGCGTTCTCTTTCGGTGTGGAGTGTGTCAGAATCTCCAAGTCGAAGATATGCAGCCCGTTCCATGCGGCAAGCAGCACATTGTCGGTGCCTGTGTCAGCCAAGTCCATGGTAGCCCACAGGTCGCCATTCTTTTGGTCTTCATTGGTAAAGACGCCCGCCGCCTCCGTATACGTCACAAGCAAGTCTTTGTCGTCGTCCTCATCGGCATTCCAATTGCCCTCTATATAGTTTAAGGCATTGGCACCGCCCGCCATAGCAACTGAGCCTATATAGTTGGTGTTTCTCTCGAGGTTTTCGGTGTTTTCCGCCATTCTGCCCTGATAATAGGTGAATGACTTGATGAGCGTCTTCCAAGCATCCTTGGGCGGTGTGACATCACCGTATGCACCCTTTACGAGCCTGTCTATAAGTCCCTTGCATTGGGCGTAGACCTCTTCTTTTGTGGAACCCCACACGATGTCATCAACAGTGGTGCCGTTGACAAACAGATAGCGTACTCGCCCCTCCCTTTCCTTGATGACCAAGCCGTCCTCGCCGATGTACCAATCGACCATCTTGCGGAGCCAATGCTTGCGCTTCGGATTGGTGGTTATAAGCAACTGCGGGTCTTTGCCTGTTTTACCACGGTTACGGGTGGCAATGGTAACGAACGTCTCCCATGTAAATCCCGTTCCCTCATCGAATAGGACTACGTCTTTTTGACCTCCCTTGAAACGCTGTTCGACCTTTGCTCTCGTTTGGTCGGCAACGTGAGTGACCTCAACCACGGCTCCTGTCGGTATGTATTCCACACGTGGATTGTCGGATTTGATGATACGGACAGACTTGCCGAACACTTCCTCGGCGGTATCAAGAAGTCCGCCGCCTTGTTTGAAGTCATCAATATTATTACGCAAAAATAGACCACGGAAATTGGGGTCAAGCATACGCTCCGCAACGGCAAGCCAAGCGCCGAACGATTTGCCTGTAGACAATGAACCGCCCGCCACACAAATGTCAACACCCGTGCGTGCCAACTTCTCTTGGAAGCCCTTATGCGGAGAAATTATCTTGACTACAGACATATATCTTTATTTTTCTAACGGAGTATAACTCCAAATATAGCCTTTATATACGTTCGGATAAGGATGATTGTACTTGTTTCTGCAACATAGCCCCACAGGAGTAGCAAAAAATCCTCCCGCAATACACGACTTGACGCTGTCCCATGTCCTCACCAACTTCCCATCCAAGGTGTATTGGTAAACCTTGCGAGATATGGCGGCAGCAATCTTTTGCTTGTGCGTCCCGTGATTGTTGTTCTGAGTGCACGTTACCAATTCAAGGTTCTCCAATCTATTGTCACTCTTAATCTCGTTGATATGGTTCACCTCCATTCTCTCGTTTCCTTTCTGTGTCACAACAAACTTGGGTATCTCGCCATGAAAAGCCTCGTATTCAATCCTGTGAACCATATAATGTCTCCCTTCGTTATGCTTGTTCAGCCCGACAAAAACATAACCATTATCCGTCATCATTAGGGACAGCAATCTCTCCTTCCCCGTCCTGAGATAACTCAGACTCTTGACTCGCCCCATGTTACTCACTTCATATAAACCTTCGTATCCTTTCACGGGCTTCCATACCTCTCCTTTTAAGTTTTTTACCATTTTCTTGCGTTTTTAATTGTTAATGCCCTGCGTTTTCGTTTCGGGCAAGTGACAAGGGCTTAAAACGCAAGATAAAAGCCCCTGCCACATCTTCCCATAGGATTCCGTCCGCAAAAATACAACTTTTTTACTTACATCTTACAAAAAATATCAACAAGTATCACGCCTATGCGCAAAAACAACATTTTTTATGGTATAATAGTCTATATACTAGTATATAGACGTTATTATATCCATAAATTTACGGAAAACGCAAAAAAATATTCCCACGTATCATTTTATTCCCTATCTTTGCACCATCCAACGGGATGACCGCCTTTCAGTCGGCGGCAAAAAAAGGACGGCGCGGATTCCACTCAAAAATCTGCTTATTCTACTACCTTCTTCAACTCGGGAAACACCGCACCGCCCACTTCTGACCTAAACTTTTTTATGTTTGAACTTTACAATCGAGAGAGCCGCCCCTCCCAAGGACGGCTCTCTCTTTGCCCTTTTTAAGCCTTTTTCAGCCGTTTTAAGACACTTTCGGGTGTTGGATGGTATAATCACTCGTCTAATGAAACAAAAAGGCTTAGATGGGCTCAAAAATCGTCTTGTAACAAAAGAGCTGACGGCGGGATGTATGGCTCAGGTTTGTCCTCTTCTTTGACAATCCTATCGGCCTCGCATCTCCAATGGAATCCCGCAGCGAACGCACGACCGCCTTTCTTCGCAGCAGCTAAAATACAGCTCGGCTGACATCCCATCGCAGCAGCAGCAGCCGTAGGACTCTCAAAAACACCAACTTCATCGAAACATGAGTCGTATTGATACACCTTGCCGTATTTGGAAATACGTGGATTCTTCGCCGCCACCTTGTTTTTAGACAAGTTCCTGATGCAGGTAGCCCTGTCGTCATCCCACTCGTCAGACCAAAACACATAATATCCCGACACAGTGCCATAACCCTTTTTAAGACAGCTGTAAATGCCGCTATATCTGAAACCAGTACCCTCGGCAGCATCACGCATATTGTCATATCTCGCCACCTCTTCAAAGTTCGGCTTGGTCACGACAACGCCCCTCGTATATCGCACATCCCTGAGAACCTTCAGCTTACCCACCTTGCTCTCAAGAACCTTTTTCGCCTCTATCGCAGCAGATTTCGTCCTCTCTATATACTCAGTATAGCTCTCAACCCTATCCGCCACAGGCTCACTCTTCTCGTACATGATAAAACCCTTACGCCATGTGTTGAAATCCAACGCCCTGCCGCCGTTTATTCCAAGCACTTCCCTCGTAAACGCAATCCTACTCGGCCATTCCCCAATGTAATTGCCGTTAATGTCATACCCAACAACAGGTATGCCGTTCGTCTGACGCTCCCTCGCCCTCTCAACTATCACATCCTTGTAAACCACCTTATCCACCTCCTTAATCTTCTCCATACGCCTAATGCCAAACATCTCCCCGCCATCCGTAGCATTATAACCCACATCAGGATTACCGCTATCCAACTCCTTTATCCACCGCATTTCAACTATACCCAAGGCATAGTCCAAATCCCTCTCACTATCCACACCATTGCACGCTATCACCTTGAACAATACCTCAACACCTATCGATTCCAATCCAAACACCTTCAAATCATCATACAAACGACCATCATGCTTGTCCTCCCAATTGCCCGTCGTCTTCCTCTCGTACAAACCAATCCTCTTGCCAATGTCCTTACTCTTCCCAACGTATATCTTCCCATTAGGAAATACCAACTTGTATACACAGGCAAAATGCTGACTCTTTAAATCAACCATCTTCCATTTTGTCATATAATTCTCCTTTCTGCTACTTAATATTGTTACTACTATTAACTATAATTTAACACTGCAAAAATAAATAATTTTTCTTTATATTTTTCAAAAAATAAAAAAAATAAAAAAAATATTTGAGTATATGAAATGTGATTATAAAATTAAGTTTTTTAAAAATACACAACACAATGTCGAAATAAAACAGACAACGCCTATTTTTTCAAAAATCGGGGGGCGGTGTGTTATTTTTCGTTGTGTCATTTGCCCGCAACCCTACAAAGATACACACCACTGGCGGCAAAAATTCACACCTATTTAATAATAAAAATAAACGTTCCGTGTGCGCTCGGTTCCTATTATCATTTGTAACCACATTTTTTCCCATTTTTCAGCTTTTTTGCTCAATTGCTCAAAATGGCGTAATTTTTTCGGTCCGGACTGGCTTTTATACACGTTTTTGCGCTCTTTTACACGCTTAACTTATTGATAATCAACGATAAAATTTTTTTTGTAGATATGTTGCACGTATTTAAAAAAGCTATATCTTTGCAAGTGTAAAAGTTCAAATATTATGTATATCAACATCCAACACTTTAGACAAGGTCAAAATGACTGCAAGGCCGGCTATTTCGACAAATGGTACAGATATTTTTCAAAAGATGACGGGTATAGTTACAGTGAGGGCTGGAAATATCAAAATGTAACAACTCAAAATGACAATATACAATTCATTGAAATAAATCTTATTTAACATCTTAAAATTACAAGTCATGAAAAAAAGCACATTAAGACGCTACGCAGCGCAGACCACCAACGAGGCAACCGCCTCAAATCTCAATCGTATAATAGGCAAAAGAGACGCCCGCCAGGTATTATGCATGGACGCAGAGACCGAAACCGCATACCTCGAAAAAGTTCGCAAGGCAGTTAAAAATGAGTTTAAGGCGCAGTTCGAATCTCGCAGCATGGGCAGAGAAATCAACGCCAGGGAAGTTCGGGAAATTATTGCAGCCCTCACTATTGACGACATAGAGACAGCAAAAAGCGTGACGGGCTCTATTGACATTCGCAAGCTGGTTAGTAAAGCAGTAGCAAAGGCAGACCGCAACGCAGCCAAAGCAGCAGACAAGGCGCAGAGAGACGCAGAGAGAGAGACCGCCAAAGCAGCAAAGGCGGAGCAACGCAGCATTGATAAGGGCGCAGAGGTTGCGCTTGCCTCTATGCTAGTAGGCGAGGCAGCCTGACGGCAGCCCCCTGGCGTGGGGTAACGGTTTACCTTGTTGAGGCTCGACACCTCGCCCACGCCCTCACAACGTCGGAAATTGGTATTTTTCCGCCCTTGTTTTTTCGCCTTGTGTATCTTATGGGTTATTAAGTACACACGGAGCAACGGAGACAAGGCCAGGACGGACGGAAACCGCCCCCACGCTCGTTGGCGTGGGTTACCAATCGGCAACGGAGCACGGCAACGGCTCGCAGCGTCTTTGAAATCGTTTTTAAGAAACCGCCCAAATTCAAATGAATGGGGGCGGATATAAGTCCACGGAATCCGCAGAGATGCGGACTCGAGCCGACTGTGACCGGCTCGCCTGTGTTAAGCAGGTTACCACGATGAAACTAATTGAATTGCGGCACGTGCCACGATTGCCCCGAGCACGCTACCACGTCGTCCCCGAGTAGCAACCGCACTGAGAGAGTGACACCACGATGGCCCCGAGTGTCTTGAAATGGTAACATTGGCAGCAGGTTTTAAACACTGATTTCGTGTAAATTGGTGCGAAATAGGATGCAGGATGACAGTTCCTGTGGTATGGGATAAGACCGCAAAAAAAGTCCAAGAGTGTGAAAAAAATCTATCTTATAAGTGGGAAATATAAGCACCGAAGGCGTACTATGTTATAAACGAATGCGACGAATAACACAAGTGCCGAGATGAAAAATAAGAGGGCGGAGAGTACCCATAAGACAACAGATGCGCACGAATGAAGAAAAAGGATGCGTTTGCATAGGGTGAAATATGCAGGCGCAAACTTTACTACTACGGGCTCATTATGAGCCGATGGGGGCGTTACAATTGGGTATTAAGTGCAGTTCGAGTCTGCACGCCTTCACTGTGAGAATTTGAGCCGAACCGAGAAAAACCCAAGGCGAGGCGAATAGTAAGTAATAAAGAGAATAATTATTGCACGGATGTAGTTCGACCGTGCTCGAATAGTTTATGTTTTTAACGTGCATCAGCACGTGTGCAATAGAACTATTTTGGAAATATGCAAGAAAAATCTTAAAATTTTACAATTATGAAATACATCGTACAACCTAAGAAGTATCATCGTGGCTATTGCCCGACGATATGCGAGAGCGAGGAGAGCGCACTCAAACAATTGGAATTTATGGAGAACCACACGGACTTTGAGTGGGAAATCTATGTAAGAGAATAAACCTTAAAAGTGAATAGTTATGTACCAAGTAATTAGTATAATAGACGGAGAATACCGCCACGAGGGATTTTTCCCTGACGAGCGACAAGCAAACGAACACAAGGACTATTTGGAGTGCCGGATGTATTGCGGCTTGTCTGAAGAGGACTTTGAAGTGAGAGTTATCGAATTGTAAACCTTTAAAATCATAAAATCATGAAAAAGAATAGTATCTTATTTGTCTTGATGTGCATCGGAGCGTGTGCAATAGACAGTGAAGGCTGGGCTTTTGTCCTGGCTTGTTTGTTAGTGTTAGTGCCTGCAATCGTTATGCTTGTGGGCGAATTGTTTAACCAGTCGAATAATGTGTCAGCTGACATCTGCGAGGATGTGTTGGTGGACTATGCGACACGCTCAGATATGAATTGGGAAGGAGGCCTGATATGAATAGAATAGAAACTAAAAGAGACGAATGCGGATATGTCAAAAGCGGATTCGGGAACGAAAAAGCAGCGTGGTTCGTTGATTATGACTTGGTGGACGGCACGACTGCATTGGTTGTCTGCGGTTCCGATGGAATAGGCGTATTATTCCTTGTATTGCGAGGCAACAAGACCGAGGAATTTGCACAAGTGGCGAACAAATACGAGAAATCCGTATTCGGTGCGCTCGGAGAATGTATAAGATTTGCAGCGCAACACGAGGATTTAATCCCCGAAAGATGCACAATAGGCGGGATTTTCTCGTCAAAACTGAAATTCAGCAAAATCAACTAAACGAATAGGAGGATAACACAATGAAACTCAAAGAATTTAAGAAACATTGCAAGGGTTCTTATGTGGAAGAACTCATCATGCCTGTCATCAATCAGCTTGGCGGGAATTGGGAAGATGTACAAGGCACATTGCACGACGTAGCAACCTGCACCAGCGGTGCTGCAGGTGGCTTCGGCGGATTCGTGTATTACTCGGATACGTCTGCGTTTGCACGAAAGTATCGGGTGAGAATTGTGCGCAGCTTGGAGAGAGTGGCGGAGGAAATCGGAGAAGATGTGATTGGAATGGTTAAGAATTTCAACTGCATCAAGGGTGATTACACAACAAGTGAAATCGGCAAGGCATTGTGGGGAAGATATGACGATGTCTTGATGTGTGTGTACAACGCAATGGCGTGGTATGCCTTGGAGGAGGTTGCAAACAAATTTGCGGACTTTGAATATGAACAGAAAAACAACTAAAAGGAGGACCGAATTATGAAATACTACGTTGAAAAAGACTTAGCGGATTTTGAGGCTTGGAGTGGCGGCAAGGTCACATTGAATGAACTCACACAGTCCGAATGTGAACTTGTCGAACAATTCATGGAGGAATCGGCGGGCGAAGACGGACTCAGCGAAACGGAAATCAATGACATCTTGTGGTTTGAGCGAGACACCATTGCAGAATGGCTCGGCTATGAGAATTGGGATGACTTGGAACGCAAACACAGAGGCGAGGAAGATGATGAGGAGGAAGATGATGAGGAGGAGGGCTGACGTATGACATTGCAGGAACTTAAGGAGCGAGTGAAGGTGGCACGTGCCAATGGGTACGGATGCTACAAGGTCGCTATCGTGTGGCACGGCAGGGAATACGAGTGCCGCAGCAACAACTCGTTGGCATGGGACAGACTTGACGACGACAACTACCGAGACAACGAAGTCAACGGATTCTACACGAACAAGGGGGCTTACAAAGCGTTCTATGAGGAGTGCAAGCGGAAGAACAACCTTGGAGAGTACAAGTATTGAATTATTGGAATTCAATTATTGAATTATTGTTCGGCAGGACGTAGAGAATATTCCTGCCGAGCGCAACTATTAACCCACTAAATTAAACAATCATGAAAAGCACACAGAAGATTTATGATGCGATGAAACTCGCAGAAATTGAAAAGAACGAAACAACAAACAAAATTGGCAGACTCCTTCGTGAGTTTATTATGGACAATATGCCTGCACCACCGAAGGACAAGCTTCAGATGAAAGAGTTTCTGTCGAAAGACAAGGAACTCAGACCTCAGTTGTGTTGTATCTGCATGGACAACGAAGAGAAGGTCGCAGTGGCGACAAATGCGCATATCTTGTTCGCAAGCAAAGAATACTACGTTGACAAGGGACGTGAAGGCGAATCCAAGACCTTGGTCGATGAATATGGCGATGTCGTGAAGGAAGAGCTGCGATACCCGAATTGGATAGCGGTCATCCCACGTGAGGACCAAACCGAACCGATAGAACTTCGCAGCGACTTGGATGAAATCATCAAATTGGCACAGGTCGAAGCCAAGGAGTTGGGATTGAAGAGGATAGATGTCAATACGAATATCAGAGTGGCGTATGACCTCTGCATTAGACTTGACTTTGTGAAGCTGATGTTGAAAGCGGGAGTCGACGGGTGGCGCAAACCGAAAAACAAGTACGGCGGGCTCGTCAAGCAATGGGACGGCAACACGATGTTAGTGATGCCTATCCTTCCGCCCGAGCAAGGCGAAGAGAATTACGACAACATGGTAAACAAAGGTTATTGGTTCAACAGATAAACTGAACAACTATGAAGATACAGCACGTAGAGTGGCGGTCGGATGACAATCTGTACCGCTACGACATCGACATCGTGTCGATAGCAAAGAGACAGATACTTTTCACAAGCACCTGCGGAACACTCGCATTATGCACGTTGAAGGAGGTTGACAACGGCACTGTCAAATACATCATCAAGTACGGCAACAGCTTTACC